CTCTTGATGAGGGTATAGTTCCATTTAAGATGTGGGATTTTCAACAAGAACTTATAGAATCATTTCACGAGCATAGATTTAATATAGCAAAATTGCCTAGACAGACTGGTAAGTCTACTACCTGTGTATCATACCTATTACACTATATACTTTTTAATGACAATGTTAATGTAGGTATTCTAGCAAACAAACTATCAACTGCTAGGGATCTACTTGGTAGACTCCAACTGGCATATGAACAACTTCCCCTCTGGATTCAACAAGGAATCGTCGTATACAATAAAGGATCCATGGAATTGGAAAACGGATCCAAAATTCTCGCTGCTTCTACTTCAGCAAGTGCTGTCAGGGGTATGTCGTTTAATATCATATTCCTCGATGAGTTTGCTTTCATACCCAATCATATTGCGGAGCAATTCTTTTCCTCTGTTTATCCTACTATTACATCTGGTACATCAACCAAAGTTATCATCATATCAACCCCCAACGGAATGAATCATTTCTACAAGTTGTGGGTAGATGCACAGAAAGGTAGAAATGGATATGCTTGGAATGAAGTGCACTGGTCTAAAGTGCCAGGTAGAGATGCAAAGTGGAAAGAAACAACTATAGCAAATACATCTGAACGACAGTTCACACAGGAGTTTGAGTGCGAGTTCCTAGGATCTGTTGACACATTAATAACAGCAAGCAAACTTAGAACATTAACTTACGATGACCCCCTTACGACCAACGGATCTCTCGACGTATATGAAAATCCTATACGTGATCATGATTATATTATATGTGTGGACGTATCTCGTGGTCTCGCACAGGATTACTCTGCCTTTGTGGTAATTGATATTACACATGCACCATGGAGACTAGTAGCAAAATATAGGGATAAAGATGTAAGACCTATGCTATTCCCAAATATTATCTACAATGTAGCAAACAACTACAACAAAGCATATGTTTTAACTGAGGTAAATGATATAGGAGAGGCAGTGTCTGCTAGTTTATTCTATGATTTAGAATACGAAAATGTATTGATGTGTGCTATGCGTGGTAGAGCAGGACAAATAGTTGGACAGGGATTCTCAGGTAACAAAGTCCAGATGGGTGTAAAAATGAGTAAGACTGTCAAAGCACAAGGATGCTCTAACCTCAAGACACTGATAGAAGATGACAAGTTACTTGTTAAGGATTACAACATTGTATCAGAGTTGACTACATTCATACAGGTTAAACAAAGTTTTGAGGCAGATGAAGGATATAATGATGACCTTGTAATGTGTTTAGTTATCTTTGCATGGTTAGTTCAGCAAGAATATTTCAAAGAGATGACCGATCAGGACATCAGAAGACGTATATATGAAGAGCAAAAGAATGCTATTGAACAAGACATGGCACCATTTGGTTTCATAGATGATGGACTAGAGCAAGAACAAGAAATAGACAGTCAAGGTAATATATGGAGGATTGATATGAATGAAGAAAACCAAGAAAAATGGAAGTTAGATGAGTACGGTGACATGGCAAGTCTGTGGGAGTATCGCTAAAACACAAGTTTTTCTAAATAATATTAGACAAAAATTGTTATTACATCAGGAGTAAATACATGGCAAGCACGCTCTTATCGCCAGGAGTTGAGATTCAAGAGAGAGATCTGACTATTGGTTCGATTGAGACGGTTGAAGTTAACGTAGGAGCAATAGCGGGTGCCTTCGCAAAAGGACCTGTTCTTAAACCAGTTCGTATATCATCCGAAGCTCAACTTATTGAACAGTTCGGAGAACCATCCGAAGGTAATGCAACTACATGGTGGACTGCAGCAAGTTTTCTACAGTATGGTGGAGTCCTAGATGTTGTTCGTGTAGCAACAAGTGGTCAACTTACAGCATCAGATGATAACGTAACATCTCCATATACACTTTCTATTCCAACAATAGAAGTATATGAATCAACTTATGCGGGTGCTACAGCAAACCCATTCAAATGGGCAGCAAGAAATCCTGGCAGTGAATCAAATGCAATCAAAGTTGCAATCATTGACAAAGGTGCTGATGTCACTCTTACTTTAAATGGTGCTCTCTCTGTTTCTACAATAGGAACTCAAGTTGTTACAGCAGCTGCTTCTCCTGGTGGATCTAAGTCTGGATACATTTACGACTGGGATTCATCAACAAACAAAGTCTCTTTAATTACTTCTGATACTTGGGACACTACTGACGTTGTTGAAAACGGTGTTAGTGACCTTAACGTCTCAGCAACTAGTGATTGGTACGATTCACAGATTGCATATGGCGGTGTAGGTTGGAACTCTGTTGCACCTAGACCTGGCACATCTCCTTACGTTGATCAACGTGGTGGTGCTAATGATGAAATGCACGTTGTAGTATTTGACTCAACAGGATCTATTACTGGCACACCTAATACATTACTAGAGAAATTTACATATGTATCTAAAGCAAACGATGGTAAGACATCATCAGGTGCAGTAAATTACTATCCAACAGTAATTCAAAATAAATCACAATACATCTATTGGGGTTCTCATGAGAACGATGCATACGATGTAAGTGCTAACCAAGAAATTACTTCTTCTCCTAATTTTGCAGGAACAGGTAATGGTGGTTCTACTAGTGCAACAACATTTGATTTATTCTCATCTGATTCAAATAACAGAAGTTATACTTTTGTAAAGGGTGCTGAAACATTAGGTGCAACATCTGGTGAGATCATCACTGGTCTTAATGAGTTTGTAGATCCTGAGACACTAGACATTGATTATCTACTCATGGGTCCTGGCGATGCATCAAGTAAAACAAACACTCAAGCAATCGCTGCTAAAGTTCTTCAAGTTACTTCTGGCAGAAAAGACTGTGTTGGTTTCATCTCCCCTTACTATGGAGATGTCGTTGGAGTTACATCTTCAGCAACACAGACACAAAACATAGTAGATTTCTATTCTAACTTACAGACAACATCATTCGGTGTGTTTGATAGTGGTTGGAAATACATCTATGACAGATTTGCTGACAAGTATCGTTACGTTCCTCTTAACGGAGACGTTGCAGGATTATGTGCAAGCGTAACTGCAAACGGTACTCCATGGTTCTCTCCTGCAGGATTGAATCGTGGTGCAATTAGAGGTGCTGTAAAACTAGCATTCTCACCAACTAAATCCGAAAGAGATACACTGTATCAAAAAAGAGTCAATCCAGTAACCAGTTTACCTGGTCAAGGTATTGTTCTTTTCGGAGACAAAACTGCTCTCGCTTCACCATCTGCATTTGATCGCATCAATGTTAGACGTCTTTTCAATGTGATAGAGAAGACTATCGGCAACGCTGCGAAGGGAGTCCTTTTTGAACTTAACGATGAGTTCACACGTAACAACTTTAAGAATGTTGTTGAACCATTCCTTAGAGGCATCCAAGCTGAAAGAGGAATTACAGATTTCTTAGTTGTGTGTGATGACACCAATAACACTGGTGCAGTCATCGACGCGAACGAATTTAAGGCAGATTTCTTTATCAAGCCTGCACGTTCAATTAACTTTATCACACTGACCTTCATTGCTACACGAACAGGTGTATCATTTGAAGAAGTCACCCCTCGCAGATAACTAACGGAGCAATTTAACAATGGCAAAGAAAGGATTAGGTTTACTTACTTTCCAATCGGCAATCAAGGGCGGGGTTCGCCCTAACCTGTTCTCAGTAGAACATGGATTCCCACAGGGAGTATCAGACCCAACAATTGACGGAACTGGAAAACCAGAAGAGTCAGTAACATACATGTGTAAAGCAGCAGCACTTCCTGCAACAAACGTAGGAACTGTTGAATTACCATTCAGAGGTCGTGTACTTAAAGTGCCTGGCGACAGAACTTATGAGACATGGACTGGAACATTCTATATGGATGATGCATTTGAGTTACGTGCAGCATACGAAAAATGGATAGAACTAACAAACGGTGTAGGTGCAAACGTTGCAACTGCAGGAATAAGTAGTGACGCTGATGGTATTCTTAAGAATATTAAAGTTGATCAACTTACTAAGTTTGATGGTGACGGACAGAATCTTAAAGTAATTCGTCAATACGAATTATTCTCCGCGTTCCCTGTATCTGTATCTCAGGTATCAGTTGCATATGACAACAATGATTCTTACGAAGAATTCGATGTTGAGTTTGCATATCAATTCCACACATCAAAAGCAGTAGACGTAGGACAGGCAGGAAACGATACCCTCGTTTAGAAACCCGCCTAAATAGTAAGGATAAGAAACCACAAATATTATGGCAGAGTTATTCGGTTTCTCGTTTAAGAAGAATCAAGAGAAGAGTCGTGCTCCGTCTCCTATCCAACCATCTTCTGACGATGGAGCTACGAGTTATATTGCAGGAGGTTACTATGGTCAGTATCTTGACCTAGACGGTAACTTCAAGACTGAGTATGACATGGTGAAGAAGTATCGTACAATGGCGATGCATCCAGAAGTGGATAGTGCCATTGAAGATATTATACATGAGGCAATCGTTGCTGATCAAAACGATAGTCCTGTGCAAATTAACTTAGATAACTTAGAAGTTAGTGACGCAGTAAAAAATATAATCAGAGACGAGTTCGATTACATTAAAAACTTATTCGGATTCGATAGTAAAGCTCATGAGATGTTCCGTAGATGGTACATTGATGGGCGTTTGTATTATCATAAGGTTATTGATTTAGATAATCCTGCTGATGGTATTAAAGAATTACGTTACGTAGATCCTCATAAGATTAAGAAAGTAAGGCAGATAACAAAACCAAAAACTGCAGACGAGTTTATGAAGTATGACTTCGGTAAAGGAGAAGAGTATTTCTTATACAATCCAAAAGGTCTAAACAACACATCTGCAAATAGCGGAATCAGAATTGCAAAAGATGCTATAACATATTGCACATCAGGTATTATGGATACGAATAGAAATATCGTATTATCATACTTGCATAAAGGTATTAAAGTTCTCAACCAGTTACGTATGATTGAGGACTCTCTTGTTATCTACAGAATATCAAGAGCACCAGAACGTAGAATATTCTACATTGATGTAGGTAATCTACCAAAACAAAAAGCGGAAACATACCTCCGTGAGGTAATGGGTCGCTATAGAAACAAATTAGTATACGACGCACAAACAGGAGAAGTAAGAGATGACAGAAAATACATGTCGATGCTCGAAGACTTCTGGTTACCCAGAAGAGAAGGAGGACGAGGTACTGAGATCACTACGTTGCCAGGTGGACAAAATCTTGGAGAACTTACGGATGTCCAATACTTCCAGACCAAACTTTATAAAGCATTAAATGTTCCTGCAGGAAGATTAGAGAGTGGCACATCATTTGATCTAGGTAGATCTGCAGAGATTACCAGAGACGAATTAAAATTTACTAAGTTTGTAGGAAAACTCCGCAAGAAGTTTAGTGATATATTCCATGACACCCTTAAGACACAACTAATACTTAAGAGTGTTATTGTTCCAGAAGACTGGGATGACATGAAGGAGCATATTCAATATGACTATCTTTATGACAATCACTTTACAGAACTTAAGAATCTTGAAATGATGACTGAGAAACTCAATGTCATCGCTGCTATGGATCCTTATGTTGGCAAGTATTTCTCCACACAATACATTCGTTCTGAGATCTTAGGTCAGACAGAGATACAGATGGAAGAGATGGATGATCAGATGGCAGATGATATTGAAAATGGAAGAGCAATAGATCCTACAAGTCAGACACAATTAGATCAGGATACTATAAATGCGGACATCGAGAATATACCAAAAGATCAAGAGATGAAAGATGTTCAAATTAAGCAGCAAAAAGCAGCAGCAGCGACTGGTGAAACTCCTCCAAAAATGAATGGTAGAGAGGATCCTCGTAAGACCGCTGCGAGAACTTCCGCGTCTCAAAACGGGAACGGTAATAAATAAAAGTTAGGTAACAATTAATTATGGCTACACAAGAACGAGAAATCGTTGACTTACTTTGGGACGGTGGACAGGCAGATGCCTTAGACAAACTCAAAGATATGCTGCAAGTAAAAGCTGCAGCAGCTGTTGATGCGAGCAAACTAGATGTTGCAAATCGTATGTTTCCACATGTACCTGATGATGGTCTTCCTCCAGAGGGAGAAGCATCACCAGAGGAAACAGCAGACGTTATCAACCGTAACGATGTAGAAACAGAAGAGGAAACCGATGAAACTGATCACGGAACAAATTGAACCAGTTGAGATTCTAACCGAAGAAAAGGACGGTAAGAAGAACACCTATATTAAGGGTATCTTTTTGCAGACCGAGATCACCAATCGCAATGGAAGAATGTATAAGTTCGACTCCATGCAGCGTGAGGTTAACAAGTACAATGAAGAGTTCGTCAAACGCGGAAGAGCGTTAGGTGAATTAGGTCATCCCGACGGTCCTACTATTAATCTAGATCGTGTGTCACATAAGATAGTTCAGTTGACCCCAGAAGGAACAAACTTTATGGGTAAGGCAAAACTATTAGAAACCCCTATGGGTAAGATTGCTAAAAACTTACTTGAAGAGGGTGTGCAACTAGGTGTGTCATCACGTGGATTAGGTTCTATCAAGAGAGAAGGAACCGCACAAATCGTTGCCGACGATTTTATACTCTCTACAGCAGCAGATATTGTTGCTGATCCTTCCGCACCTGATGCTTTTGTTGAAGGTATATACGAAGGTAAAGAGTGGTGTTTAGTCGATGGTGCGATTAAAGAGGCACAATTGGATGCAGTTAAGCAGTCGCTTGACAACGCTCCATCAAGTCAAGAATTAGCAGAGAGAAAGATTGCCGCGTTCAATTCTCTGTTAAGAAGTTTATGATTTATAAATAATATTATTAAATCTTAACGCAATCTAATTTTATCCGTAAGGAGTACGTAAATGTCAAGTATTGATGAAAAATTCAAAAAGGTGATCGCAGAAAACGCGGCTCCTGAAGAAGTAAAAGAAGATGCTGCAACTGGCGATACCGCTATTAAGAAAGGTGCAGTTCCCCCACAACCTTCACCACTGTCAAACAGTGCTGTTGAAGTTGGTGGTTCTACTAAAGAAAAACCAGAAGGTCCTGAGAACGTAGGTAAAAAAGCTGCTGCTCCAGTGAGTACAACAGGAGATTCTACAATCAAAACAAAACCAAGTGGTGCTTCATCCAGTATGCCTGGTGCACTAAGTGGTCAAATTTTTGATGATGTAGAAAAAGAAGGAGAGACAATCTCCGAAGATGAAGTCAAGGAAGACATCACAGCAATTTTAAGTGGTGCTGACCTAGACGAAGAATTCCAAAAGAAAGCAACTACTGTGTTTGAAGCTGCAGTATCTGCTAAGGTAACTAAGGAAGTTGCCAAACTTAAGGAAACTGCAGAAGGCAGGATCAGCGAAGAACTTGAGAAGATCAAGGAAGAATTCGCGGGTCGCGTAGAGAATTTCCTCTCATATGCTTGTGAAGAGTGGATGACTGAGAACGAACTTGCTATTGAGCAAGGTCTTCGTGCTGAAGTCACCGAAGCATTTATGGGTGGATTAAAGAAATTGTTCGTTGAAAGCAACATCAACATTCCAGACGAAGCTCTAGATGTTGTAGCTGATATGAGCGAGAAATTAGATGACATGGAGACCCGACTCAATGAACAAGTCGAGAAGAACATTGCATTACATGAAGCCGTAGGTGGTTATCGTAAAAATGAGATTTTGACAGAACTATCAAGAGGACTTGTAGAAGTTCAAAGAGATAAGTTCAGCACCTTAGCTGAGGCAGTGGAATTCAAGAGCGAAGAGTCGTATCGTGAGAAGTTGGAGCAAATCAAGGAGTCCTACTTCGGTGCTAAGAAACCAGAAGTTAAGGAAGAGATATCTGATGAGCAACCAGCTACACC